CGAGTAGTTGAAACATTAGTAGCCTTGACTTAATAAACAAACTGATTCTGCATGAGGTAAATGTCCAGGATTGCCAAAGTAAGCGAAGAAAGTTGAATGAGGGTGCAAAGGTTTTATATTTTCTTTTGCTAATAAAATACTCATTACTGATTGATCATGTCGGTGTCCTTTTACTCTATTATCTTGACTTACTTGGTTTGATTCGTTTGTCCATTCTCCCTCATAACATCCTTTTATTTTAGTTGCTTTATAATATTCGTTAAATAGTTTAGTTGCCTTTTCGTTTTTAAAGTTGAATCCCATTAAACATGCCATTATCATAGGGTGCTTAAATGATTCTTCTCTACTCATTCCTAAATTGTTTAAGCATTCGTCTGATGTATAGTCTCCTATTGTGTAGCCTAAGTTATCAAAGAATATAAATCCGTTAATATTTATGTATTCAATAAATTTATCAATTGACTTAATGCAATAAACAGGACTATCCATCCAAATTATGATTTCAAATCCTTTTTTTCTTATTTCATTAATTGCATGAGCTTTGAATGCGTAAGGTATTTCTGTATGTATAGGTGAATTAATTTCTTCAAAGTTTCTAAATTGAAAATAGTTTTCCATTGGAAAGTTAATAGCCTGTAAAGATTCTGCCTGTCTTTTACCTGCTAACTTGTATTTTTCTTTTTCATCAAAGAAAGTAACTATTGCTATTTTAGTATAGTTTGCCATAATTTTGATACCTATAATGATAAACAGGTTCGCTTATTTTAACTTCTGTTTTTATTAATCCTAATCGTTTAAGTTCCATGCAATATGCGTAATCTTCAAAGTTACTTTTATCTTCAAATTGAATTAATTTTGCTATTTCTTTTTTTGTTGGAGTGATGTGATTTGTTGGTCTTAAATAAATTTCATAACCTTTTGAATAGTCCGCTGTATATTCTAAATCCTTACTTATATACCATTCCTTTTTATCAGTTCCATTTGTAGTCATTATTCCATTAATAGCAAGTGCATCTGGCTTTTGTTCTAAGGCTGTTAAAACATTCTGTATTGCATTCGGCATTATCATATCATCATCATCAATAAACCAAACGTACTCGCCTTGTGCTGATCTTATTAAATCATTTCTTTTTTGTCCTGTTGTTTTAGTTCCAACAGGTGAATCATCAGAAATAACCTCAATTATTCCAAAAGCATTCGCCATTTCTAATTGATTATTGATTTCAGAATGTAACTCTAAAAATAAATTAGCTCTTTGAGGTACTGTAGGAATAAGGATTGAAAGTATCATTTAGCGTAAATTATATTCTCTAAGTTTTGTGCTATCACTTTAAAGTCATATTTGCTCATTTCTTCATTAATTGCGCTTAAATGAGTTCCATTGTGTTCAATACATAAACATTTACATTCAAGTTCGTTTAAATCTAATTGCTTTAATATTTCAACGTCTAAGCCTTCAACATCTATGTTTATAAAGTCATATTTAATATTTAAAGAGTTAAAGTCTTTAAAAGTTAATGCTTGTACTTCAATTGTTTTATATTCTGTTGTTGATTCCCACTTCTGCTTATCTTTTAATGATAGGGTAGATAACAAGTCAGTATCGCCATTACCTAAATGTTCACCACTTACATAAAAAGTCATTGTTTCTGATTTGTCTGCAATAGCTATATTGTGAACCTTAGTTTTTTTCTTTCTACTATAAAGTTTCTTTAACTTTTTAAATGCGTTTGGAGATGGCTCTACTAAATCACCAGTCCAGCCCAATTCAATGAGTTTTCTGCTGTTTGATAAAGTAATGCCATCATTTGCCCCAATATCTAATAAATGACCTTTAAAATCTTTAAAGTAATCTAATATTATTTGCTCTTCGTTATTTTGACTATACATTGTAATACTTTGGTGGATTGATTAATAAATGCTTAGGTAAACCATAACTATTTGATCTTCGCTCTTTAAATACTCGGTAATCATTATCCCATAACTCCTGGCTTTCAGTTTTTCGGTATTGTTCGTCATATTCACTCAATCCCCAAGCAGGATGCATGTGCCTAAATAAAATTTTATAATCGCCCATGTACTCATACTTACCTAACATCCATGCCACTTCGGTAGCTTCGGCATCACACCATAATGATTTGTAGTCAGGGTAGTAAATGTAATTAAAACGTTTATAATAGTCAATTCCCATTATACTCATTGTCATAATGTTAGAATGTTGGTTGCCATCGGAATAATGTAATACCTGGTCGTAATTTCTTTTGAAGTCTTGTTTAATTATTCTATCAAATCCTTTTTCAATAAATACCATATCATCAGAAGTATTGATTAAGATTTTCCAATCTTCAATCAAATCCATGTCCCTATTAATAGCATCTATCTTATTCTTTGAATAGCCCTCAACCATAAAAACATTCGGGTGTTCGTGGTCGAATCCTTGCATTGTAGTATCGTCTTTGTCAATTGATACCAAAATTTTATAGTTTTGACTTGAACAATTCATAATGATATTGTCAATTGCTTTTCGTGCCTTTTCTGGTCTTGAACGTGTTGCTAACTTAAAAAGTATCATTGCTCAAAATTACAAAAATAGTTTTCACTTTTTAATTCATTGACAAATATTTTACTATTATTTTTTATTTCTTTTATTTTTTCTTCGTCTGTTAAACTTGACTTGTGAATTTCGTTATAGTCCATTGCATACAAATATTCTTTTGTGTTTTTTAATTGTTGGTAAGGTGAGCGTGTAAAATCTGCCTTGTATATTCTATGCGAATAACCAGCATGTTCAAATCCATAGCGACCATAGGATGAATTAAGATAACCAACTTTATTTAATACTTTTTTTGTTATAAACATAAATACACCTCCACAATCACAATAATGTTCTACATTACCTGTTTGAGCCAGTACCTTATGTTTAGTATCTAAAAATAGTAAATGACTTTCATTTGAGTTAATAAAAAAGTCAGTCCAATTATCTTTAATCGGATAGCAGTCGTCGTCAAATAAAAAGATATAATCAGAATCCCTTAAAGTGTAAAGATTTTGGTTTTTAGAGTATGCAACACCTTTGTAATTAACATCTTCGTGAATATGTAAATGATAGTTTGTAGGTTTATGCTTTTCAAAGTATTCAAGCCACCTTTCAACGTATTCTTTTCGGTTAGGTGTTGTAGTTACTCCAATACCAATTTTAAAATTTGCTTTCTTATTTCTGTCCATTTTTCTATGTTATAATTTTTGTTAACGTAATTGCTTAAACTTTCTGCATAATCTTTTTTCATGGCTTCATTGCGAGTTAATTCTCGTATAACCTTAAACCAGCCATTAACATCATGATTACTTAAAAAGATTGCGGTTTCTTTTGGGAATGTATTATAAGGTAGTACATCTGAAACTATTGCAGGGTTTCCATGCATGCCAGCCTCAAGTAGTTTGATTTCACTTTTACATTCGCTAAATAAGTTATGCTGTAAAGGTATTAAAGATACATCGGTATAGTTGTATGCTTTTCCATACTCATGTACGTGTAAGCTGTTAAGTCTTAAATATTTATTGCTATCATAATTATTTGCAGAAAGTACGCTCTCATAGTATTTATAATCTTCGTTATCATTATATCCGCCTAAAACAAATTGTGCGTTTAAATTGTTTCTATATGCTTTTAAAATAGGCATCTGCAATATTGATACATCAACTTTATGAAAAATACCTGCTATATAACCGAATCGTGTTTTTTCTGACTTTGTTTTATTAGGTTGCCATTGTTCGTCCATTGCATCTAAGCAGTTTGGAATTACCTCAACTTTATTAGTGTACTTTTTAATCTTAGTTGCTAAATGTTTAGTAGTTGTAATTACTAAGTCAACATGCTTTAATATTTCAATAGTCTGGTCTGGGATATTATATTGTCGGTAAATTTTGTAAAGCTGGTGTGTTTGAGGTAACAACCAAATATCGTCAATATCAAATATAACTTTAATTCCAAGTGAATGGTATCTTTTTATCTTTTCAAGTGATTTTCCGCTTGTATCTATTTCACGCTGATAAACTACTGCATTGTATTCTTTTAACTGGTTATCGGATAAAATATCTAAGTCAGGAAAAACATCACACTTAAACTCGATACTATCACTTATTTTTGAGAATGGTACAAATAACCGATGAAATGAAAGTCCGTTTAACTTTTGAAGATTACATTTGATTGCGATTTTTATCATGTTCTAATTTTAATTTGTCTTTAATCTGTTTAATATCGTAAAATATTGTTTGATATGGTATTTTAGTTTTTCGTGCTACCTTTTGAAGTGACCCAAGTTCTAAGTAAATTTTGAAAAGGTTAACTTCATAATATTCAAATTCTGTTTTGGGATTTTTGTCTATAAAGTTGTAGGCCACAGTAAAGTCAATTTCTTCAATGCTTTCATCTTCAATTTCATAATCTAACCACTCCCAAAACTCTAAATTTTTATTTATGTATTTCTTTTTAAACTTGTTTGAATGCCAGGTTCTCCAAACTACCGCAGCAAAAAAGTGTTCTAAGTTTCTAATTTCAGCAAAGTTAATTTTCTTTTCGATTATTATTAAAATAGCTTCCTGGTGCAAATCATCCGCTAAATGTGAGTTATGGCAAACATTATTAGTTATTTTCTTATATTTTTTGTCTTTTATAAGCTGTTCAATCACTCCACAAAAGTAAAGCAAATAATAATATAATAGCAAACAAAATAAATTGATAATCTGTTTTTTTCATATAAGGCGAAGTTTTATAGCGCAAATAAGTAAGTTAGCGGCAATGCCTCGTTAGAACAAACTGACCGCTGTTCCATTCAACAATTGCCTGCCCTTCGCACAGTAATCTGCATCGATTTCAAAGCATAAAAAATGCCTCCTGCTTTCTTTACAAGCTCTTGCAGTCGAAAAGCTACCTGCAAATGTATCAAGCACAATATCGCCTTCATTACTGCTTTTTTCAATAAAGTATTTTATCAAGTTTACAGGCTTTTCTGTTGGGTGGTTTTCATTATTTGTTCTGATAGTCCTTAAAATACTGCTATCACGCCCACCATTCAATTTTTTGCTTCCATTTGAACAAAATATAACCATTTCATAAGAAGGGCTGTAATCGCCTTCTAAATCGCCCATACCACCAGCCTTCTTATCCCATATCAATATATTTTTAACATTAAAGTAGTTTTGGATTACAGCCTTAAATTCATCTACTTTATGCCAGCTGCAAAAAATATAAAGGTGGGCTTCAGGCTTGCACAGTCTTTTAAGTTCAACCACCCAACTTTCTAACCAGTCGATATTGTCATCCCCTACTATTTTTTTATGCTTTTCTTTTCGCATATTACTTTGGTAACTCATCCCATAAGGGGGGTCTGTTACCACCAAATCCACCACCCCTGCTGGCAATTGTTTTAGTGCATCGTTCCAATCAGCGTTTGTCGGCTCATCAAGGAATGGCACTGCCGCTAACACGGGTTTTGCGTCATTGGGGCTGTAGTATTTCAAATCAAGTTCTTTCATATAATTAAATTTAGTTTTTTAAATGAGCTTTAGTGCTGGAAATCCCCAACGAACGCAAAGCCCGAAAACGTTATGCTCCATTGCTACCTGACCGCTTCGATTTGATATTTGT